GACTATACACGCCACCCAGTAACCTCTACAGCTGGTTACACATACTGGCCCCGGAGAGGGCAGCAGGCAGCCATCAGGCAATAAACGATCAGTTATCGAAAATACTAGAAGGTAAGGTCAGTTTAGAAAACTACTACACAGAGGGTGGGGAAAAACGCATAAAATGCACGATGTAGTAGAGCTAGATGCATTCTACTGGCATTTAAGAAAGACGGGTTATGACAAAGAGACAACGCCCGATCTCGCCTTACGCCTTGCCGTTCTAAACCGCGCTCTATTAGACGCTACTGGCCGATCTTACCCAAAAGACGGCAACGAAACCCACGAAGAGTTAAGAGCGGACGCCATAGCATGGATAGAGGGTAAAACACCTGACGGCCTCACCTGCTTTGAGATCTGTGAAGCCATTGGCGTAAACTATGAGTACGTAAAGAGAAAGGTAAGGGACTTGGTGAGGGAAAACGGGCGCGGCGGCTTTAAATTTACAAAGGCCACGAACAGCTACGAGCGCCTGTTAGATAGTCTTATAGGTTAAGTATGACGAGGAAAAAGACGGGCGCAAAAACCCGGTCAAAATCAAAGGCCAAAACTAAAAGAAATACCAGGGTAAAAAGTAAGACCAAATCAAAAACAAAGGCAAAGGCCAAAAGGGGCCAGCCAACCCGCTACAAAAAAGAATACACGCAAATAGCTGAAATATATTGCAAAAAGCACGCAGCTACAGACGCGGAACTGGCAGAACTATTCAGCGTAACAGAGCAGACCATAAACAACTGGAAGAAAAAACACCCTGAATTCTTTGAGTCCATAAAGGGGGGTAAAGCAACTCCCAACGCCCAGGTAGAAAGAAAGCTATACGAGCGGGCCGTAGGGTACAGCCACCCGGAAACAAAAGTATTCTGTTTTAAGGGTGAAATAGTCACAGAAGAGGTAACGGCCCACTACCCCCCGGAAACAAACGCCTGCCGGTACTGGCTTAACAACAGAGACCCCGAGCGCTGGAGGGAGAAGCAGGAGCACGAAATTTCAGGTAAGGGCGGGGAGCTTATCAAGCCGGTAGTAAGGGTTACGATTAATGGACCAAAAGAGGAATGACGAAGTGGAGGAGGTAGAGTTAGATCTGCCTCTCCACTGGCAACAGGGCAAGCTGTTTCTGTCCCCAGCAACAGAAATACTATTTGGTGGTGCTTCTGGTGGTGGTAAGAGCCACGTAGTTAGGGTTTCGCTTATAACGTGGTGTATAGATATACCTAATCTACAATGCTTTATTTTTCGTGAGATCCTTGATGACTGCATAGGTAACCATATGGATGGCCCAACAGGTTTCCCCGTGATGCTGGCTGATCTGGTAGAGAAAAAATGGTGCACTGTCAGCCAGAAAGTTATCAGATTTAAGAATGGGTCCAAAATAACCTTAGATCACCTTGGGAGTGAAAAGGCGTTAAACAAACACCAGGGAAGACAGAAGCATGTACTGGTAATTGATGAAGCCACACAAATTAGAGCGCGCTGGATCCGCTGGTTGAGAGGTTGGGTGGACATGCCCAAAAATATGCTCGAAAGCCTACCAGACCAATATCGGGGGAAGTTTCCTAAAATCATATATACAGGTAATCCTATAGGGTTGTCGGTAAGTTACTTCAGGGACAACTTTGTAAAAGCCGTGCCACCAGAAACAATATGGGAAGTAGATGAGGACGATGGCGGCCATCTCCGGCAGTTCATACCAGCCCTTTTGACCGACAACCCGAGCGCCGATCAGAAAAAGAAGCGGGCCGCTATCCGTGGTCTAGGTGATGAAGTAATAGTAGATGCCCTTGAGACCGGTAACTGGGACGCGCCGATAGGCGATTTTATAAAAGAATTCAACGAAGCCCGGCACGTAGTTTCAGACTTTGTACCCCCATCTCACTGGTTTAAATTCCGAACGTTCGACTGGGGGAGTGCAGAGCCCTTTGCGGTTTACTGGATAGCGGTATCAGATGGTAAGGAATTTAAGGACCATAACGGAGTAAAGCGCTGGTTCCCTCGTGGTGCTCTGGTTGTATACCGTGAATGGTATGGATGTAACCCAAAATACCCATCAAAGGGTATTGGTATGACAAACCGGGACATAGCAAGAGGAATCCTTGAGCGTACACCGGAAGAAACCAGCGGGCTCACTATTACTGATAACCTCGTATTCCAAGAACGAGGCATGAGCATAAATGATAAGAAGTACAAGACTGCTGATGAATTTTTTGAGGAAGGCGTACCGCTTACCCTTGGTAACACTGCCCGTGTTTATGGCTACAAGCAGTTAAAAGACAGGTTAAAGGGTCAGGTATATGCCCATGATTGGATAGTCCCCATGCTATTCATCTGCCACAGCTGTAAGTACTTGAGAGACTACCTTCCAGCCCTGCAGCGCCACAAAATCAAGATGGAGGATGCCGTAGAGAGTGGAGAGGCGACACACAGCACAGATGCCATACGCCTTGCATGTTCAGCCCGGCCGTTCATTCGTGACGCCGAAATTTTACCGGACGACCTCGCACCGGATAAACTTACAGCCAGAGGTGTGGTTAAGAAGATTCAGCACAAAAAGCGCTTAGAGAGTGGATAACGAACAGCAGGACCAAAAAGAGGGCGAAGAACAGCCGAAACAAGATCGCTACGCCAAATACGAGACTGCAGCCCACTGGTTAAGATGGTTACGAGACGCAAAAAGATCAGCTGAAGACGAGTTTTGGTGTGATGTAAAGCCAGCTTATCGAGAGTACTACAAGGATGTTGAAGACCTCACAGAAACTGAGGCAATGAAAAACTCAACAGTAAAGAGATTTCCAATATTCTGGAGTAGCATACAAACCGTAGCGCCAGCATATTACTCACAAACACCTAAAACCATTGCCAAAGTACGATTTGATATAGAGGACGACGTAGCACGCACTGGGGCTAAGATAACTGAAAGATTGAGCGAATACCTGCTAGACCTTGGCCCCTTTGACGACGTGATGAAAGCCAGTGTGCTGGACTTTCTTGTAGCAGACCGGGCTTGCACAAGGGTGATACTAGAAGAGAGAGAAGCGGAAGTAGAAGTAAAAACACCCATACAAATACAGTACGACGCAGCCGAAGAGCCACACGCATACCTGCAGGACGGTACAGAGGTTTTTGGTATAGAAGCCCTACCAGACGAGCAAGGTGGCTTTTACTACATATCAAAAGGTAAGGAGGTGCGGCGGCATATAGTACCTGTAGCCGTTCCATACGATGAAATCCTGCACACCCCACAGGCCAAAAGTCAGGACGAGATAACAGAGGTAGCCTTCAAATTCTCACTACCTGAAGACGATGCTCGGGAAATGTTCCCAGAAGCTCAAAACCTGCCGCTTAAGTCTGCAGGCACTGACGACAAGGAAGACAAAGATAAGGTAAAGAGCACAGCTACGAAGTACCTGGAAGGCTGGGAGATCTGGTGTCTCACCACAAAGAAAGTCTACTGGGTATGTGAGGACTACAAAGAAGGGGTGTTACGGTCGGAGGATGACCCGTACAACCTGCGTAACTTCTTTCCGTGTACTAAATTCTTTATCGGCACGAAGCGTAGGAAATCTATGTACGGCCGGCCGGCTTACATACAACTGCGCGGGCTTATAAACCAGATACATGAAACATCGGAACGATTAAGGAAACTAATCAACGCTGCAAGGCGTAGGGCTCTAGCAGATGGTACCGTTAAAGACCTCATGCAGTTGATTCAGTCGGATGAAAATGAGTTTATTTTTGTACCTAACCTAAATCAGATAATCGAGAAAGGCGGTCTGGGTAATCTTATTCAGTACCTACCTATGGCTGAGTTAAATGAAGCCATATCACAGATGGCGCAGCTGATAGACCGATTCAAACAGGAATTCTTTGAGCTGTACGGAGTTCCGGACGTTGTTCGTGGTTCAAGTGACCCAATGGAGACTCTTGGGGCACAACAGATTAAAACTCAGTCCCTTGGCTTACGCTTTAGTTATCCAATTGGCCAGGTAGGCGAGTTAGCAAGGGACACTATCGAGCTAATGATAGACCTTTCGCTTAATGCTTACACAGATGACGAGTTAGCACAGAAAATAGGTGTGCAACACATGGCTGAAGCTGATGTAGAGCGTTACGGCCAGAGCATACAGTTCTTGCGATCTGACGAAGAGCGCGTAGTACGGGTAGATATCGAGACAGATAGTACCAGTAGACTCACAGAAACCATCGACCAGCAAAACAGAAATGTGGCTGTCCAGACTGTTATGGGTGGATTGCAGCAGGTAGCCAGCATGGCCCAGCATAGCCCTCAGTTTATCCCTGTAGCGCTCAAAACTATCCTTATGAGCCTAAGCAGCATGCGGGCCGGAAAAGACTTTGAAGACGAGGTTAAGGCCGCAGTAGATGCCCTCATGGAGAGCCAGAGCCAGCCACAGCAACCACCACCAGACTATGAAGGAATGAAGCTGCAGTTAAAACAGCAAGAACTGGCAATGAAGCAGCAGAAGCAAGCGCATGAAATCCAGTTACAGCAAATGGAGTCTGCTGTAGAACAGCGCATGGCAAGCTTTAAACAGTGGCTTGAAACACAACTACTTGGCATTGAGAAGCAGAAGGCAGACGTAAGCGCGCAAGAAACTTTCGCAGAAGAGGCACGGTTAGCCAGGGAAAGTCAGGCTAGAGCCATAGAAGCCCAGCAGCCTAAAGCGCCTTCAGCGCCAAGTACTCTAATAGTAAACAACTCAGCACCAGCACCAGCACAACCACAGCCGGCCCCTGTAATAGCACCGGTAATACCAGAGGATCCCTATGGATACTAGCAAACTTGGCTTTAGAGGCCGTCTTAGATATGACCGTGACCTGGGTAAAGTCGTACCGGTAACAGAGAAGGAAAAGAAGGTAGTTAATGCCCCGGTAGTGATTGTAGACGAGGTAGAGCCGTTTATGAGTCATGCAGATGGTCAGATGTACACGAGTAAACGCAAGTACAGACGCTCATTAAGAGAGCAGGGGTATATTGAGGTAGGCACTGAGAAGATAAAGCCGTGGCAGAGGCCGGAAGTAGACCGGGACGAAATACGCGAAGACGTGAAAGAGGCAGAAAGATTAATTAAGTACGGGATGGCTCCACTATCAGAAAGGGATAAAGAAAAACTGAAGAGAGAAGAAGAAGCATGGAACAGTCTTTAGAGCAGGTAAGCCTTGATGAGCTGGAGAATAAGACCGAAGACGTAGAGGTAGAAATAGATGGAAATTCAGGGGATGAAGAATCTGTTAGGGACACAGTTGAAGCCGCTTACAAAGCGTTACAAGAGGGCGAAGCTGAACCCACTGAAGAACTACAGCAGCCAGTTGGGAGTGAGGACGACGAAAAGAAAGCTTCCAAGCCTGAATCTGGCGAAAAAGCTCAAGTAAAGGACGACGTACCACCACCACCTGCACGTTTTCGAGCAGAAGCCAAAGAGGCGTACAATAAAGCGCCACCTGAGATAAAGAAAGAAATTGACCGCATGGTAAGAGATTACCAGGCACACGAAACACGTAAACAAAACGATCTTGCACGTAAAGAGCGTGAAGTAGATGGGCTCAAACAGTCCATCATGCCGTATGTGGATGACTGGAGCAGTCAGGGGTTAAGCGCGCCTCAAGCAATCGCAGCTCTTGCAGCGGCCCACCGAAAGATCGAGCAAAACCCTGATGCAGCGATAGCAGAACTAATTAAGAGTTCAGGTGCCAGTATTCAGCAGGTGGCAAAAATCTTAAACGGCCAGCCGGTGGCTCAGACCGGACAGCAACAGCCTGCACAACAAACCGGCCAGAGAAATTTGACCCCAGAAGAGCGCAGGATTTATAATTACGTTACGAGGAAGGAA